CAGAAATACCTGAGGAAATTATTAACGACTGGGTTGATCGATTAACCATTCGTTCTTTCAATGAAGAACTTAAAAATGTTTTTCCTTACATCTATAAATTAGTAGGCGAAAATTCATTGCCTGTTAAAGCATTGACTCCTGACGATTTATTAAATTCTGAAACTATTGATGCTCAAGAGCAAATTGCTAATGAAATTGATGAGTTACAGGATTTTGAAAGTTATTTAAACACCTTAGTAGGCGAAGGCACTGATATTTTTAGCAACGACGAAGAACAACAGTCTGTGGCTATACAAAAGTTAAATGAATTAGTAAGCCAAGAATTTCCAGTTGGTCCAGACGGAAGCAATGCTATCGAAAGCTTATCTGAAATTATTGCAGATAAAGAATTAGAAGAAGTGTTTAAAGAATTAGCAGACATTAATCCTGAAAGTGATATAAGACCAATACTTAAAGATTATATTAAAATCAAAGACGAAGAAAATGGCACAGATATTTTAGGACAAGTTAATTTTCCTGAGCCAGGAGCCGAACCTGCTGCTGAACCAGCACCAGAAGAACCAGCACCGGAAGAACCAGCACCACAAGCAGCAGCACCGGCTCCTGCACCAGCAGAAGTTCCACCGAGTATGCCAACCACTCCAGGAGTTGCTATGGCAGAGAACATTAAACGTGTAATTGAACGTGCTAAGAAAGCAGGAATGAAAGCGGAAGATACTTTTAGTATCTTTGGAAAAGAAATTACGTTAGCAGATGCTATTCGTCGTGCAGGTCTTGATTTACACGAGTTTTTTGATACCAGTTACGAAAATAGTGGAGACGAAGTAGTTGAGTTTGTACGCAGTATGTTCGATCAAGACGGTAACACTCCAAAAGGTCCAACTGGTGTCCTTATTTCTGTAGAAAAGAAATTTGGTGAAGAAGCGGTAGAGAAAGCCAAGCATGTCATGAATGAATTGATGAGCCAAGCTGAAATGAAACGAATTCAAGAATTAGCCGGTGTTTCTGGCAGGCAAGAAGAAGGATTTGGTGATGTAGTAAATTATGCTGCTGGTAAAGCAGGAGAATTTGCGGGCGGTGTGGCCAAACTTGCCGATAAAAAAATTCAAGGGTATAAAGACTTAGGAAACAAAGTAGCACAAACAGCTACACAATTTGGCTCAGATATTGCACAAGGCGCAAGTGATGCTGTTGACGCCGCAAGAGCAGGTTATCAACAAGGCAGGGGACAGTCAGGGCAAGGAGCTCAACCAGCACCTACATCTGGCCAAGGAACTCAACCTGCACCTGGTCAACAGTTTCCGTTAAATCAACCAGCACTAGTCACACCAGCAAAAGTTCCAGCGGCACGTAAAGGACAAGCAGCTCGAGAAGATTTGGACGCTATGTTGAGAATCGCAGGACTTCGATAAAACGGTAAAACTATTCAAAAAAAGAGTGTTAAATCTCTTGCAAGACTAAATAAAAACGCATACAATACAACGTATGCGTTTTTTGTTTTAGTGGGTACTAAGACAAACTAAAGGCAAATATAGGCTAACAATAGGAGATAATCATGGCAACTTTAGCTGAAATTCGAGCAAAATTAAAAGAACAAGAAACACGCACCGGCGGTGACAAAACAGGCGGTGACAATTCAATTTATCCTTTCTGGAACTTAAAAGAAGGTTCCGAGTCCACAGTAAGATTCCTCCCAGACGGTAATTCAGACAATACATTCTTTTGGGTAGAACGTGCAATGATCAAACTGCCTTTCGCAGGAGTTAAAGGTCAAGCAGAAAGTAAAACAGTTACAGTCAACGTTCCTTGTATGGAAATGTACGGCGAAACTTGTCCTATCCTTTCAGAAGTTCGTGGATGGTTTAAAGATCCTTCATTAGAAGATCAAGGTCGTAAGTATTGGAAGAAACGCAGTTATATTTTCCAAGGGTTTGTGGTTGAAGATGGTTTGAAAGAAGAACAAAAACCAGAAAACGCAATCCGTAGATTTATCATCGGACCTCAAATCTTCCAACTTATCCGTGGAGCATTGCTTGATCCCGAAATGGATGATCTGCCAACTGATGCAGTTAACGGTGTCGATTTTAAATTAATCAAAACCAGCAAAGGCGGTTATGCTGATTACAGTACTTCTAAATGGAGTCGTCGTAGTCGTCCATTAGATGACAAAGAAGCAGCAGCTCTTGAAGCACACGGACTATTTTCTCTTAAAGACTACTTACCTAAGAAGCCTACCGATGTAGAACTTAAGGTAATTAAAGAAATGTTCGAAGCCAGTGTTGACGGTGAGCCGTTCGACATGGAACGTTGGGGACAGTACTTTAAGCCAGCAGGTATGAGTCAATCAACAGGCGATCCTGTAGCTAAAGTTGGACCTCCAAGTAATCCCCAAACCAGTCCAGACTTAGAGGACGATTATGAAGAGCCTTCCGCTCCTGCTGCTAAACAACCAGCAGCGACCACTACTGCCGCTTCTGGTAATAGTAAAGCAGAAGATATTCTTGCAATGATTCGTAATCGTCAAAAGTAATATCAGATAAGTAGAGTGCATACTCGCACTCTACTTTTTATTATGGACTGGAAAATTATCGAAGAGGCGCAATGGAAATTGCGCCAACATCCACTAACTTCTCGACAAAGCATAGGCTGTATTGAAGATTTAAGAATCTTCATGGAAAATCATGTCTATGCAGTTTGGGATTTTATGTGTCTTACAAAGCAATTACAAAATCATCTTGCACCTTCTGGGAGCCCTTGGGCGCCAACATACAGTGCCAGCGCACGAAGATGGATCAACGAAATAGTGTTAGGAGAAGAAAGTGACATCTCTTTTGATCAAACAGGCAATCTAAGCCATTTTGAAAGCTATCTTAAAGCAATGAACCAAATTGGCATGGATACTATTTGGTTACAGGAATGGCCACATCTTGTAAAATCGATTGGATGGGGTAATGCTATACAACATCCAAGAGTTCCTGATCCTGCCAAGTATTTTATGACAGAAACTAAAAAATTTGTTGATAGTGACAAACCATGGATAATATGTTCTGCATTGGCATTGGGTCGAGAAGATTTATTACCAGAGCAATTTCAAAGTGTATTAAACCAACTCGAAGCTGCCGAAATACCAAGCGATATTTTTAAGTGGTATCTGGCCAGACACGTAGAAATTGATAGTAACGATCACGGACCAGCTGCAAGAAAACTGTTAGAAGAACTTTGTAATGATGATCCTATAAGAAAAAAAGAAGCTACTGAAGCGGCACTACAAGCAATTAAAGCAAGAGAAAAATTCTGGGATTTAATCATTCAAAGGAATTTTACTGTTTGATGGCTAATGTTATTCTTTACAGTCAAATAGGGCATAGGCCTATGATGTGGAGGCCTATCGCTTGTTATACCTTAGCCAGATGGATTGAAGAGCACGGTTATACCTGTCAAGTTATCGAATTCACTCATTTGTTTAGTCCTTCAGAACTATTGAAATATACAGAAATGTTTATTGATAGTGACACTATATTAATCGGTGCCAGTAGTACGATGTGGACCAGTTATGATACTAATTTAATGATGAGACACATGGCTAATAATGTTCCTGAAAATATTAGTCAAGCATTAAAAGAAATAAAAATAAAATATCCAAAAATTAAATCTGCTATTGGTGGTCCGGGACAATATGTAGCGGGTACACAAATTTTTGATTATCATATATTTGATCACTTTGGGGAAAATAGTTTATTAAAATTATTAGATGAATTAAGTGATAAAAACTTATCAACTAAACTTAAAAGAACACAATTTCAAATAGAACATCAAAGATTTATCTATAAGGATCACGATTGCATTTTACCAGGAGAATGTTTGCCTATAGAATGGGGCAGAGGTTGTATTTTTCAGTGTCCTTTTTGTAGAGATCCTAATCTTGGAAAACGTCCAGGAGCAGATGAAAAAAATATTAGTCACATGATTGATGAATTTACAGAAATGTATGAACGTTTTGGAACGACCAGTTATTATTTTTTAGATGAAACGTTTAATGCTGATGTGACAAGAATAGAATCTTTAGGAAAAATATATTCTGATTTACCTTTTAAATTAGAATTTCTTTCTTATAATAGAGCAGATTTATTAGACAAACATCCTCACACACAAGATATTTTACAAGAATGTGGACAGCGAGGAGCATTATTTGGTATTGAATCATTTAACGAACACGCAGCAAAAGCAGTGGCTAAACCTTGGAGTGCAAAAAGAGGCAAAGATTTTTTATTAGAAATCAGAGAGAAATGGAATAAAATCCATATAGACTGTCATTTCATTGTAGGACTACCAGGTGAAGATGAAGACAGCTTATTTGAAACAGCCAATTGGTTAAAACAATCTAACTTAGATTTTTTTTGGTTCATTCCTTTATTAATGAGTTTTAAAGAAAGAAATGGTAAGTGGGAAAAAACTGCTATTGCACAAGGCATACATTGGCCGGATCCTGAAAAGTCATTGAATTGGGTAAGAGGAGACTGGTCTTGGATAAAGGCTTATAATGTGTCATCAACATTAAATCGATATATAGATGCACCATCAAGAATAGGCATGTGGAACTTAGGTCCAGTTAAAACCATAGGACTTAATTTTGATGACATTGTAAACAAAACATACACAGAGATATTAAACAAGGTCGGAGATTTTTATGATCACGAACAGAAATTATTTGATATGTACAAAGACAAATTAAAAACATACGCAGGCAGATAATCAAATATTTTGACAGGCACTGATTATTATTTTATTATTATACAAGGAGAACTATTATGGCAAAAGCATTCGATTTAACAAAATTTCGTAAAACATTAACTAAAAGTATTGATGGACTTGGTGTAGGATTTAATGATCCAACTGACTGGATTAGCACTGGAAATTATGCATTAAATTATCTCATCAGCGGTAATTTTCATAAAGGTGTTCCTCTGGGTAAGGTAACTGTATTTGCTGGGGAAAGTGGTGCAGGTAAAAGTTACATCTGTTCTGGTAATCTTGTAAGACACGCACAAGAGCAGGGAATTTATGTAATCTTAGTCGACAGCGAAAATGCACTCGACGAGGACTGGTTGAAAGCACTTGGAGTAGATACAAGCGAAGACAAGCTTCTCAAACTCAACATGGCAATGATTGACGATGTTGCTAAAACAATTAACGAGTTTATGAAAGAATATAAGACTATGGAGGATCGTCCTAAAGTTTTATTTGTTATTGATAGTTTAGGTATGTTGCTTACTCCAACAGACGTTAATCAATTTGAAGCAGGAGATCTCAAAGGTGATATGGGTAGAAAGCCTAAGGCACTTACGGCGTTGGTTCGTAATTGTGTTAATATGTTCGGTAGTGCTAATGTCGGCTTGGTGGCTACTAATCACACATATGCTTCGCAAGATATGTTTGATCCAGATGACAAAATCTCAGGAGGACAAGGATTCATTTACGCAAGTTCTATCGTGGTCGCAATGAAAAAATTAAAATTAAAAGAAGATGAAGATGGTAATAAGATCAGCGAAGTGCGTGGAATTCGTGCTGCTTGTAAAGTAATGAAAACACGTTATGCTAAACCTTTCGAAAGTGTACAAGTCAAGATTCCTTACGAAACAGGCATGAACCCTTACAGCGGTTTAGTTGATTTGGCTGAAGGCAAGGGTATGCTAAAGAAAGACGGTAATCGATTGTCATTTACTACAAATGATGGAGAAATTATTAAATATTATCGAAAGGAATGGGAGCGTAACGAAGAAGGATGCTTAGATAAAGTGATGTCCGACTTTGATACATATAAACAAACATCAATCGAGGAGCCGGTGGAAAATGAATGAAAATCAAATTGCCGATATTTGGATGCTATTTAAAGAATATTTAGATAAAAAAACAATTGATTTAGTAGCAGAAAGGTACGTTGATTTATTAGCAGATCACGGAATTAGTGACAAAATTATTGGAGCAGCATCTGGCAACGACGATGCGCTCGATGAAGCGATTTCATATTATCTCGACGAAGAAACAGACGATGATGAATATGAAGAAGATAACTGGGACTACGACGACGAAGATTAATAATGACTTGGTATTCAAAAATAAGTAAAGATATATCTTATATTCCCGATGCTGTAGCATATTTTGAAGCCGAATTGCAGGCAGCAAAAAGTGATAGTCGCATAGCGGGAAATATAGAGAAGGCAGCTGCCAATATGCCGGGCATTGTGGAATTAAGATATTGTCAACTTCAAGAAATTGAAGCAATATTAGAATACCTTAATATAGAACTTCGTCGTCTTAAAAGTCAGCATTTTCGTAAATATCTCGAAAATTATCAAAGAGCATTAAGCAGCAGGGACTGTGAAAAATATGTAGACGGCGAATCAGATGTTGTTGATTTTGAAAAAATTATTAACGAATTCGCCTTACTTAGAAATAAATGGCTGGGTATCACTAAGGCTCTGGACATTAAACAATGGCAACTTAGCAATATTATTAAGTTACGAGTTGCCGGAATGGAAGACGCTACGTTATAATACCATATAAATATCAGCATGAAAAATATTGTGCTGATAACCGGTGGATTCGATCCTGTACATTCTGGTCATATATCTTATATTCAAGCAGCAAAAAAGTTGGGCGATATTTTAGTCATCGGAGCAAACTCCGACGAATGGCTAAATCGTAAAAAAGGACGAAGTTTTATGCCTTTAATGGAACGCACAGCTATTCTTAAACATATTAAGGGCGTTGACTTTGTTATAGATTTTGATGATCAAGATAACAGTGCCAAACATGCTATTTGGATGGTACGTCAAAGTTACCCTCAAGATAAAATAATCTTTGCCAACGGAGGCGACCGTACATCGTCAAATATTCCAGAAATGGACATTCAAGACGACAATCTAGAGTTTGTTTTTGGTGTCGGCGGAGAAGATAAGAAAAATTCCAGCAGCTGGATACTACAAGAATGGAAAAGTCCTAAGACAGAACGTCCTTGGGGCTATTATCGTGTATTACACGAGAACGGTAAAGAAGTCAAAGTAAAAGAATTAACAGTAGATCCAGGTCAATGTTTAAGTATGCAAAAACATGAAAAAAGAGCAGAACATTGGTTCATTGCTGAAGGAAACGCAGAAGTATACACATTGAACAGAAGCACTGATGTAGAATTACTCGGAGTTTTTCATAAACATCAAAGTCTTCATATTAAAAAATCTGAATGGCATCAAATTTGCAATCCTGGTAATGTTCCATTAAAAATTGTAGAAATTCAATATGGAACAGACTGTGTAGAAGAGGATATAGAAAGAAAATGAAAATATTTGTAGGTTGGGATAGTCGAGAAGACATTGCTTATCAAGTTTGTAAACATTCAATAATCTCAAGAAATGAAAATGCAGAAGTTGTTGCCCTTAAGCAAGAAGAGCTAAGAGAAAAAGGCGTCTATACCAGAGGTGTAGATCCATTAAGTTCCACTGAATTTACGTTTACCAGATTTTTAGTTCCACATTTAATGGACTATCAAGGTTGGGCAGTATTTGTTGATTGCGATTTTGTTTTTACAGAAGATGTTGCTAAATTATTTGCACTGACAAGAAATCAAGATCAATATGCGGTAATGGTTGTACGTCATGATTATCAACCTAAAAATACAGTCAAAATGGATGGAAAGACACAATATCATTATCCAAGAAAAAATTGGAGCAGTATGATACTATGGAACTGTGCTCATCCTTCTAATAAACAATTAACTACTGAATTAGTGAATACAGCTACCGGAGCATTTTTACATCGATTTCAATGGTTAAAGGATGAAGAGATAGGTGCTGTAAGTCAGGAATGGAACTGGCTTGTTGGTTGGTACGAAGAGCCACATCACGGAAAACCTAAAGCAATACATTATACCGAAGGAGGGCCTTGGTTCCCTAATTATATGAGTTGCGAATACGGTGCAGTTTGGATGGAAGAAAAACATAAGTATCTCGAGCATATAAAAAATCCTCCGCCGCCACCGAGTAATTATGAAACTATTCCCCAAGAAATTAAAGACTTGTTTGACTCTATATTAAAATATAGAGTGGATGCTGATGCAGATTATTACAAGACAACTTTAGATACCGTGATTGAAAAAGTTAAAAGCATAAAGAAAAACAATGTAGTTTCTACAGATTCAGAATACAGATATGAGAGAAAAGGCATGGATTACGACCCTATTTTAGAAAATTTTGTTCTTGGCGCAGGTGGACAGATCAGTACATGGGACAAAATAGAAAAATCTATGACGCCCGTTGTTTTAAGAGGTATTACTAAAAGAAAACAAATGGCTGCTTGCAAAGAACAAGGCAGAGATTTTTATTATATAGATACTGGTTATTTTGGTAACGGTCGTAAGAAAAATTTTCATAGAATAACTAAAAATTCTATGCAAAATATTGATTCAGTAATAGACAGGCCAGCAGATAGATTTCAAGCTACTGGAATAAGTTTAACAAAGTTTAGACCCGGATCTAAAATTTTAATTTGCCCTCCAAGTGCTAAAGTTATGGTGTTTTACAATTTAGACTTAGAACAATGGATGCAAGAAACTATAGAAACTATTAAAAAATATACAGATAGAGAAATAGTAATAAGACTTAAAAAACCAAGGTCGGAAAGAGTACACAATGACACAATGGCTATGGCATTAAGTCAAGATATTCACTGTATGGTCACATTTAACAGTATTGCTGCTACTGAATCATTGCTTTTAGGAAAACCTGCCTTTACATTAGGACCTAATGCTGCACAGAGTTTGTGTTTATCCGATTTATCAAAAATAGAAAACCCTTATATACCTACATTGGATGAAGTTCATAAGTGGGCCTGTCATTTGGCATACGCACAATTTACAGAAGTAGAAATGCGAAATGGCACCGCATGGAGAATCCTCAGTGAAACGAGATAATGTCTATGATGTAGTTGTTTATCTAAGCAGTGTTTTAAATATAAACAAACATCCCAAGAAGCTCAGTTGTCTAAGTGCTTTTGCAGAAGGCGTTAAAGCAGTTGGCCATACTATACACGTTGAAACCCAATACAGATATACTCCAAGTAAATTGGCAGTTATATTAGGGTGGGTAACACAAGATAAAACTACTCCTAACATATTATTACGGCAGCAAATAGTCGAAGGGCAAGCACAACGAGGCAATTATACTATGTGTATAGATGCTAATTGTTGGAAATATGTCGATACACAAAATAGATTTTTAAGATACAGTATAGGCGGTCCTTTCTATGATCAAGCCGAATATGCCAATCATAATTCGGCTTCAGAAAAGTGGTTTAAAATTAGTGCTGATCTTAACTTAGGTTTAAAACCTTGGAGAACTAAAGGTCAACATATAGTTGTGTTTATGCAAAGAGATGGCGGATTTAGTATGAAGAATCTTGATCCTATGCAGTGGTTAGGTAATAAATTAGTTGAACTTAGACAACATACAACAAGACCGATTATTATTCGTCCACATCCAGGAAAACCGCAAGACTTTTCTCACTTTGCCAATCCTCACAACGGTGTTAGTGTCATCGATAGCCAACAAATTCCATTAGCACAAAGCTTACACAAAGCGTGGGCCGCAGTGTTTTTTAATAGTTCAAGTTCTGTTGCAGCTATTATGGAAGGAATTCCTATTTTTATCGATGATAAGAGTTGTGTTGCATGGAATGTAGCTAATAAAGATGTTAAAAATATTGAACACCCTGAATTCTTTGAAAGAGATCAGTGGTTATGGGATTTATCAGCGGCACACTGGACTGACGAAGAAGGTCGTGCTGGGGATATCTACAGAAAATTCCTTCCTTACCTTAACACTTAAGAATCCAGTCTTTGTTAAATTGATTAACAACACGATAACCCATTTTTTCCAACATTTTTATTGCAGGTAGTGTTTCCATATCGTCTTGATACTCGTGTTTTTGTTGTTCTATAACTAAAACAGGTCGATTTCTTTGAATAGTGTTTATTGCGCCCTCTAAAATTTCTCCTTCAAACCCTTCGACATCAATTTTTATTAAATCTATGTCGTTAAAATTAAAACTGTCCAAAGGTTTAAGAGGAATCGTTCCTTTTCCAAAACTATTTTTGTCAATATGAGTATGTCCAGTATTTCCTTCAACAATATTCATATTAATGACCGAATTTTCTTTTCCTAACGCACATTCGTAAATAAAATAATTGTCTTTTTTGACATTTTGCCTAAAACATTCGATAAATTCTTGTACAGGTTCGAATGCAATCACTTTTTCAAAACTTTCTACTAAATCACAACTCCATAGTCCGACATTTGCACCAATGTCTAAGCAAATTCGTCGTTGATTACAAATTTCTATAGCAGCATCTCGTGCTTTCCATTGATATCTTAGTATACCTTCTTTTTTTAAACTTTTTTCTAACAATCTTGGAAAATGATTGTCATAATCTGGAAACCAAAACCCGTGAGATTGTTTCATTTTAATCCTTTAACAATTTTATTTCTACTGTGGCTCTTTTTTTACGACCGCCCGTAATGACATTTACTATTTCGAAGCCATCTACTCCTTTAAAAGTGTCTGGAGTGCCTTTACATCTTATATCAATGATTATTCTTGTATTTTCATGACTGTGTTTTAACATTAGATCTCGATAAACACTGACAGGATAATGATGTCCGCAACTTAAGAAGGATGTAATGACATCAAACTTAACATCTTCTGGAATGTTTATGTTAGAACAGTCAATAAGTCGATAATTCTCTGTTCCTAACTCTTTTAATTTCTGATCTAAGTAATCTAAGCTATGATAGAACAGTAAATTTTCTTTATCAACGTTCCACTTGCCATAACTGGCTGTTTCAGGTTTATTCAAATTTACAGTATGATCTCCGTCTAGTAACCATAGTTCACAATTATGCTTTTGTTGGAAAAATCTTGACTCCCAAGCAAAGCCGCAACCAATGTCTAAGATATTTTTTATAGGCTGATTTAGATAAGAATCAATTGTTTCAAAATTTTTTCTCTTTTTTTCAACATATTCAGGTTTAGTCCATTTTCTTGTCCACGCAAGACTGTCATTTCCATCGATTCTATGTTCATTCATTGCCAGTATCCTTCTTTTCTATTGACTACTAAGTCTGTTGCTAAACTCTTTCCGTATTCTTTGCGTTTTCCTTTAAGGTGATCGAGATATGCACCCCACGCACTGTTGATCAAAGGATGACCTTCGCCTTTGATCAATCCTTTTGACCAATCTAATTCAACTAAAGGATGTAAACGACGTACAGCATCAAAAACAAAGCTGTCGTGCCACTCATCTAATGTAAAAATTCCATTTTCTGCATCATCATAGAAGTTTTGAAATTGTTTTAAAAAGTTTTTTATACGCTGACTAGGCAAATACATAGAATATAAACCACATTCACTAAATTTTCCTTCTCGACCTAAATAACAAAGGTCAGTGTTTTCAGGAATTAGTGAATTTAATATTTTTTCAGTTATTGCGCTGTGACAAATCATATCAGCATCCATCCATATTAGGATTTCTGCGTCACAATTTTCAGCACAATGAAAAATACTGTAAACTTTGTGAGCAAATCTTACAGCATCCCATTTAAATCCCTTACCAGCGTCTCGTCTTTTGCTTCTTACAGGGTCTTGACTAACATCACCGTTAGCCTTAGGTACATTACGCCACTTATTTTTGAAAGTAACTAAAGGTTGACTTGCTGAATGTAAATCTCTTACAATAAGATTACTTGCAAATTCTGTAATTTTGCAATCTTCGGTATAAACATAGAGATTCACAGTTTGTGGCCACGTGTCGATAAAGGTTTTTATAAATTTTTGAGCATATTGCTCGTAGCCTTTGGCGTGAAAAGTTGTTACAACAGCATATTTTGACATCTGAACCTCATTAAATACATATATTACTTATCAATCATATGAAACTGTCAATATTTCCTCGCTTTGGTGCTCAAAATTCCCGACCAGTATTTGCTGCCTTCGAACGAGGAGCAAAAAAACTTGGGTTCGACATAGTTGAACACGACTTAACTGCTGATGGCTATGTAATTTGGTCAGTGTTATGGCAAGGTAAAATGGCACAAAATAAACCTATATGGGAGTTCGCTAACAAAAACAAAAAAACTTTGATCGTTTTAGAAGTAGGGTGTTTAAAAAGAAATGAGACCTGGAGAGTAGGGCTTAATCATATCAACAAATTAGGTTTTTTTGGTAATAATATCAATTTGATACCGAATAGATCGAAACAGTTAGGTATTGAATTAAAGCCTTGGTCGATGTCAGGTGATAATATTTTAATATGTGGTCAGCATTCTAAGAGTGAGCAATGGGTCAATAGAGCAGACCCAGTAAGTTGGTTAAAACATACCATTGATGACATAAAAATCTATACATCACGCCCTATAATGTTTAGACCCCACCCTAGAGATTATCATTGGGCACAAAATTTTTCATATAAAGGTATAAAAGTTAAAGTACCAAGAAAACTGAATGGCACATACGACGACTTTGATTTTGAAGATGATTTAAACAATGCGTGGACAGTGGTAAATCCTTCGTCGAACACCGGAATTTTGAGTATTATCAATGGCGTTCCTGCTTATGTAGGAAATGAAAGCTTGGCGGCACCTGTGGCAAACAATCATTTTATTAATATCGAAAATCCCGATAGGCCCAGGCGTGAGGAGTGGTTAGAAAAATTATGTCACACCGAATGGACTATTAATGAAATAGCACAAGGAACGCCATTAGATCGAATTTTTACACCTAATAGTTGACATTGTTTGTTATTACATATACAATAGAGTTATGTTTACAGTTGATTCATTTTTGCAAGATTTAGATAAAAATAATTTTTTTCAAGATAAGATTTCTTGGAAACACAAAGAACGAAGAATTCTGTCGAGCCTTGTGGATCAAGAAAAAAGAGGGGTATTTTTCACTGAGAGTCAGGGAAATTTACTCTTAAAAATTTTAAAAGAATATAAGAACTCTCTTGAACAATGTTACCAATCGACTTTAGACTTTATTGAAAATCCTATTTGGTCTAAAAATTTTAGAGTGTTGGAAATTATTAAAACTATCTATATTGAAGACCTT